CATTGACACTGTTTTGATTGAATAATCTGATTACAAATTCCTCGAGGATAGGTTCTTCACTATTTTTCAGTGCTTCGACTATCAGTTCGTCTAACCCCATTTCCAAAAGTAATCACCATCCCTAATTATTAAAAAAAGTATTTTATTTGGTTTTGATTGCACTGGCAATTTCTTTCTGCATGATTTTGGGGAACATGGTCCTCATAGACCGCCGGGTAGGTTCCACATATGGCCGGGGCTTTGCAGGGCCAACACTACGTCTGAAAAGAATCTTACCATTAATCTCGAATTTCAATGCAGCTGCACCAATATGTTTACCCAGGTAACTTACATGCTGAGTGTTAGGTGTAACTCGAAGTTTAGGATAGATGGGACCACGGCCTTTCTCAAGAATGATTGGATAGATTTCGTTAGTAAAAACTCCAATGGTCCGACTGTACTCACCTGTCTTAATCCACTTGATACTTCTTAGAATCTTCCCAGACTTAGAGTGAGGGCCATGTATGGCCTTCATCTGCCTTTCTCCAAACTTTCCAGATTCATCCAGTCCTTTAATGACTCCAGCCCTGACCTTTGTTGCTCGGACTTTGTTGGCTGCTGCTAAACTGTCAATGTTGGAATCAATATTAGTTCTAACCCCCATAGAGATCACTGCTATGTACTGCCATTAATTGAGAATACTGTGATTAAGGATCCACCTGCTTCATCATCATCAGTTGGATCCAAGTTCACAGATTTAAGAAGGGCTTTGGCTTCAGCAATCTTTTTATCCCCATAAGTTGTAGGATCCGAATCTTCTTTTCCTTCGGTGACTTTGGTAATCTTTTTATTCCATAGTAAACCTGCAGCCCAGGTGGCCACGGCCTCATCTACCAAAGGAGTCGTTGGCAATTTGTCAATATTCTCAACTTCAATATGACCTGCAGCCCTTATCCTAGCTTTAGTGATAAACCTGTCAACCTCTTCTGAGTCAATCGCATAAGTGACACTGGTTTGATCTTTACTAGGATCCTTAATTTCCCAACCATCCAAAAGGTCCAGGACAGCTTCAGAAGTAACGGCCATCTTAAACACTCCCACCTTATGCAAATGCTATAACACGATACTTAGCACCGGTGGTTGCTGTTACGTTAACATTCACTGTTCCTTTTGTATAGGTGGATGTTGCCCCATCAGTTCCAATTGAGGTGAAGGCCACTATAACTTTGCTTGGTTCAACTGCCACCTCATCTACTTCAAGGCCATGAGGTATTGATTGAGCCTCTCCAGTTCCTGTTTGTTCATCTGATACAAAATAATTAAGTTTAGTGGAATCAATAGCTTTGTCTGCCAGTTCCTCTGTGTCAATTGAACCAGGTGCAACTGTCCCTGATTCTACATTGTTAATCCGCTCATCAAAAGATATTAACGCTGCTTTAGTAGCCGTATAAAGTGCATGCAAGGGGCCCAGGCCTTTGCTGAATATTATTTGTTTCCATTCCGGCCATTCTATTGTCATATTATCTTCCGGCGTGTCTATTGCCATATTACTAACCTCCATAAAAAATAGTTTGAAAACCAGCCTTATTCAGCTGGTTTCCCTTTGTTCAGTAATGCCACAGCAGTTGCATCCTCATCTTCGTAAGTACAATCAACCCTAGTACTGAGCACATTTTTCAACTGTCTCCAGTCGATGTCTTTTTCGTTTTCAACACGAACTTCTCTCTTAGTTCCCCAGTACATGTTTTTAGGTTTAGTGAGCATTGCAGGCTTACCAACGAGGTCTGTGTAAGTTGTATCTTCAAAGGAAGCAATGTCTATGACAGGAATACCTTTCCATGCCAGGACATCTTTACCGAGAAGTGCATTGTCCCCCACAACTGTTGGCCTTGCAGCAACAATATCAGAATATGCTTCTTCAACATCAGAATCAACATATAATCTGTAATTGTTCCTGTTGATTTTCCCAGCAATGAACTTCCGGGGAATGGCCTTGTATAATGCTTTGAAGAGTGGTATGGGCCACATGTCCTGTTCAGGATCAGGATTGAAATCCTCATCTCCCGCACCAATATCAGACTCCACTCCGTAGATTTTGTTCCCAGCCGTTTTAATCCAACCATCATTGATAGATAAGAGTTTTTGAGTCTTAGTGGACTCGGCTCCCCATGTAATTGAGGTATCTGCAAACATGAAGTATCTTTCAAAGTCTTCTTTTGCAGCTGTACCGAAAAGTTCCATGAGAGTATTCTCGAATGCATCCTGTTCCAGGTTGTCTTCGAGAGTATCATAGTCAATCCGGAGTTTAGCTATTAATTCTTTAGGGACTAAGCTGTTGGTTTTAACTTCAATTCCTGCTTCGTCAGCTTCTGGAACTATTCTTTTAGCTCCTGATGCATCTTGACCGGGGGTTACAATCCCATTAGCCATGTCAACTCGGCTAATTGCCAATGAATCTCCTGTAATCTTTTTATAGGTTGATTCACCTAAGACTGGACTGTTTTCTCTTATAACTCTGATGAATTTTCCCAGTTTTTCAACTGGTAGTATTCCATCACCTAGTGACGCAACATCGACAATTTTGAAACTGCCGTTGTTCATCATTAAATCGTATAATTTGTTTGATGCCATTGCCATCTCAATCACCTCATTTTTATTCATCATTAGGTCTGCCAGACCGTTTTATACCGGCCTGTGCATAGAAGTCATCATCTGACTTTTTAGCAGGGCCATTAGGGTCGCCTTCCTGTCCATCAATTTTCTGCGATTCAGGTGGTATTCCAAGCTTCTCACTGATCTTCTTCTGGTTTTCCAAAATTCCCTTGATAACTGGGTTGTCTTCCAGTTTCTCGGCTGGTTTCTCACCTTCCTGTAGGATCTGGTCCCCACATTCTGGACAGAACTTAGCAGTTCCTTTGATTTCGTGTTCGCATTTAGTGCATTTGATTGCAGATTTCCCAGGGTTGCCTGGAGGATCTGTCTTCTTATCAGCTTCAGGCAATTTTTCTTCTATTGCCTCAATTTTTTCAGAAATTGGTTTAACCTTCTCATCAAATTTCTTATCTACAGTATCGCCTACTATTTTGGCTAATTCTTTTTCGTCCATATCATCTACCTCCTTATCTGCTGAGGGCCTTTCACCTTCAGCTTTTTTGAGTAATTTTTTAACATTGTCTAATGCATTCTGGGCTGTGTCATGTGCTTTTTGTAGTGTTGATAGTGTGGAATTGCTTATACTGCGCCCTGCCTTCTGGGATGGTTGACAGGTCTTAACACTTGTAAAAATAGCATTCGGAACACAGGGATTGTCAACAATACTAATAGTCACTGGAGTAGGATCCTCCAGGTCCTTGATTAAAACACGTTTATTCGCACTGGCCAGGATAGCACTTCCAAAATCAGATTCACATTTACTGGCAGTTATTGTCTTGTATAATTCATCTGCATCCTTTTTGGAGAGATAAGTGCCACTGTATCCCTTGTAAGTTCCATCTTGAACTTTCTTCCAGGTAGCATCATCTGTGATCTTGGTTGTGGCCATCCAGGTTCCCTTGGGAAGGATTACAGTCTCACCAACAATGTTAGTATAAGACTCCTCTTTATCCAGTGTCCAGTGGTCAATAACTTTCCCTACCAGTTTTCCAGTAGCTCCGTATAGGTGCATTTCGTCTGCCATTTTGAAATTATCAAATGCATTGCAGAACCCTGCAACTTCTTCAACTGAACGTATCTTCTCACCGCGTTTATGATCACAGTCGGGACAGCCTGGAAGTTCTACTGGTCCGGTAACTTCCCTTTTCGCTTCATTCTTGTTTACAAACAATCCCATTTTGAGTGATTCGAATGTTTTAACTTCCTTGGCAGGTGTTGCCTCGCCAAGAGTGACATTACCATCACCGTCAATCGAGAATGGTATTTTAAATACTTCCGTTTTGCCTTTGTAAGTTACTGGGTCTTCTGAGTATATTTCTGCAAATACATGGTCTGGGTAGGTGGCAGGGATACTGACATACTGGTTTTTGTCAAGTCCGTTTTGGACCGCTTCTATAACTTTGGATCTGATATCTTCAAAGCTGCCGTCTGCTCTAGCATATTTTCTGCTTCTTTGTTTTGTCAAAAATTCACCTCCATTTTATTGAGTAAATTGATTCTAAAAATGAAATTAAAGAGTAGACAATCAATTAAAATAGAAATAAAAAGAATATTTAAATTGCAAAAACCAGATTCTTATTAACAGTCTCCATCTCACCATTCACCATGTTCAGGAACTCATCAGGGTCACTGGCTTTCTCTGCTGGATCCTCAGCTGCGATATTACTACAATAACAGAGTACATGGATGGGGGACCATCCTGTCAAGTCATCGATATCATAAGGATTTTTGGCAGCACGGGCTTTGCAGAGTTTACAGAGTCGCTCCCATGGAGTGTTAACAAGTTTGTATTTTGTTACATCGTACTGTTTGAAAGACATGTATAGTCCCTGGTGTCTGGCCCTGGTGGATTCTGTATGTGCCTGGAGTTTTGCACGTTCAGCAATCGTCCAGACACGGTTACCTCTCTGAAGTGGTACGAGGTCTGGGACTTTTTCAATTCTCTTGGCGATCTCCTTAAGACCACGGTCCCGGGCTACACCCTGCCATACTTCCTGCCGCACTCCACTGGCCAGATCATCGGTCAGCTTTCGGATTAATTCAAAATTGTAATTAGTAAGATGATACATTGCATTGGTATCAGCAGCACCTGTGAAGGCCTTCACACCCATGTCACTGAATCCTGCATTTTTACCGGCTGCATAAAACTTTTCAGTGTAGGTTCGGATATCTGGAACTGCTTCCTGGATGATGTTATCAATATCCGGATAAATTTGTCTGAGATATTCAAAATTAAGATCTTTATTCTTACTGGCAGCCAGGACATGTTCCTTGCTGATTGTTACCTGCTCATCAAGTAAACTGTCAATTAGTTTCCAGAACTCAGTAGCGCCCTGTATTTGAAAATCAGTACTCACTTCTTTAATGGCTATATTGTTAAATGCCAGGTTTCTTAGTTTTGAAGCGGATGTTCTCAGGAGATCAACAGCAGCTTTATTATCCACTTATAAACCTCCGAATAAGATTTGAAGGTGTAGGGTCGAGTTTATCTGCCACATCGTCCAGAATTTTAGCAACTTCTTCAGGTAAATTCGACTGCTCTTCTGACTTTGTTAATGACAATTCTGGATCTAAAGGTTGACCGTCAAGATAATAAGCAGTGAGGTAAGGGTTATTCTCTATATCTTCTGGAATTTCAAAACCACGTTTAGAAGCCCATTTTTTAATTAAATCTACCGGCCTAGCAGAGGCTTTATCAAGCATCTTAGAATCAATATCAAATTCCACCTGCTGATCATCAGTATCTATCACCTTCAGTTTAATCTGACAATCAGTGTAACCAAACCCAGTATTTTCATCCCATATTAAAATACTATTAATCAGACTAGTTATTTTCCTCTGTTCCGGGATGATTATCCGATTTTTATAATTTCTATCTGATTGCTTGGCCGTGTCTCCACCTAAAGCTCCTGAAACCCTCACACCCACTTGATGAGGATCCATCCCATGAGCAGCTATTACTTCATCACGGTTATCCTGCCTGTATAATCTGAAGTGTCCTTCCTTAGTGTCAACTGATAACTTTTCAAATCGAATTTCAACCTTAACATCAGCAGCTCCGGTCGGGATCATGAAAACCATATTACTATGGGGGTTGTTGATGACTTCTTTGAATTTTTCTTCAATAATAACTTGCAGCTTAGTTTTCCCAGGGATAGGGTTACCATCTGCATCTTTGGCAGGTTCGTCTTCGAAGTATCCGGATATAAAAATAGCGTAGGCTGGTACTCCAAAGTTTTTGAAGAACACAATATTATAACTCACAGCTGCCTTATCACCTATCATCGTGGGAATGACAGGAATATAATCTGGCAACCCATAATAAGTTGATTGTGAAGTGTAATTAACAGCGAATAATAAATCATTTGCTGCCTGTTCTGGCGGTAAACTTCCTAATGGATATTCATCTCCTGTAGTGACATCTACATCCTTATCATATCCTGGACGTTTAAACCATTTTTTAGTGATTCCATCCCATGTCATCATGAATTTATTTTTCTTACTATGGATCCTAACTGTTGGAGATGGTATCTGTTCTAAACGTTTCGGTTTACCTGAAGATACGCCACCTTCCCTAATAACCTCCAAGCATAAATAACCTGTTTGGATACGGTCATTAACTGCATTTGTAATTATTTCCTCAATGAATGGTTTGCAGTTCTGGATGAAATTTTCAACATCTTCAATGTGAGATTTATTAACATCTTTGCTCACTGGTTCAACATAACACCCAATCCCACCTATATCAGTTGATTGGGCTTTTATGCTCCGTGCATGATATGTGTTAACCCGATAAAGGCTTGATAATAATCTAGGATTCATTAAGGGCTGTTTTAGTCCGTAAGCTCCATAATATGACTCACCCTCTGGGGCCTGTTTACTGTCCTCAACCCCTTTGTTTGCACCTTTACGAGTTATTTTATTAAGAAAATAGTCTTCAGTATCTTCATAGTTCTGCTCATCAGTTTTAACAGCATACTTGTCTAATGTTGACTTAAGTACAGCTTCACCATTAGCATTCACTATTGCAATTGGCTCATCCATTTAATCATAACCCCATAAATTTTTCTAGACGTAAACTTTGGCTTTCTCTGGTTTTACTTTGAATAATCTAGCGAAAACTACACTGTTGGCATCTACTTGGTCTTTGAATCTTCCGTTTGGGAAATCTGTGTGTTCTTTGATGAAATCATAATTCCAATCTCCCTCTACAAGATAGATTTTAAACAGTGCTGCATGGTCGGCAACGTTTTCAGCTCTGTCTTCTTTACTTCCAAAATAAGATTCTACAAATGGTTTGAAACTGCAACCAGATCCTTTAAATGCTTCTTCATATCTTTCCATTTGATCAATTGCAGCCTGGCCTGGGTCGTGAACTACTACTGTGGCAACATTACCTTTCCGATTGTCTTTCAATGCTCTGGCCTTGATGAATGTCCTAGCAGCTCCAGGTTTTTCTCTCAATGTTTTACAATCATGGATAACATAATCATCAGAATCAGTTCTACTTCCCAGAACACCAGCAGTCCGTGCAGGGCCTTGGTTTTCACTTTGACCTTTTTTCTTTTTAGTACCGGCCAGGTCCCATCCTCTTTCAGTTTTGATGATATGTTGTAACAATGGATGGGTCTTGGGAATAATTTTAAACCAGTCCGCACTGAAAACTTCACCTTCATCTGGTATGGGTGAACCCTGGTACTGGGCATCAAACCGGCCACGCATTCTTCTCTTTTTTGCGAGTAAATCTTCTAATGGGTGTAGGTCTGGGCAGAGTGCTTCTCCAGGTATGCGACCAAGTATGTCATTCTCTTCAGCAATACCAGGTAAACGTAGGATCACCCAGGTATCCTTATCAACACGGCCACCGTTGTGTAAGAATTCAAGGAGCTCCTGGTCAAGGTAAACATGAGGCTCATTAACATTCCCATCCTTATCATGCAGGATCCTACCGGATAGATCCCTGAGATCCCACCGGGTCTGAGTGATATTAATTAAACCTTTCTTGGATAACCTGGGATCAAGAACATCAGTATACCATTCATAAACATTCAACTGGATTAATGGGCTTTTAGCTTCTTTTCGGTTTTTATGCGGATCATCAACATTTATGAAATCTCCACGCTCACCAGTTACAGCTGCATCCGCACCTGCAGAGTGAGAACCACCTTCATAGCCTAAAATATCCCAATGTTTCTTAGTCTGGCTGTCCGGCTGTAACTTCAAACCCCACACATTATAGGCCCATTCATCAAACACATCACGGGCCTGCTTATTCCATCTAGCCGCGTAGTCTGATTCATAGCTGCATTCAATAAAACGATCATCAGGATTCTCTCCCAGATACCATGCCGGGAAATATTTAGAAATCAATAAACTTTTACCATGCTGTGGCGGCATCCAGGTCATGGACCTGAAAACCTGCCGATTATTCATAAAAAGAAGAAGATCATCTAACAATCGCAGGTGGTCATATAATTTCCAACGATCATTGCTGGCCACCATCGCCAGAGTCGCCGGACTCCACTTCGCCTGCTCGTATTTGTTGTATAAGATCTCTTCCCCTGGCCCGTAGCTTTGGGTCATCCGGGAGTTTGACATCAATACCTACCGAACCCTTATGATTATGCTCAGTTGCAATTTTATCAGTCGGTTCATCCTGTAAATGTAAAGCTAATTTCACTATTTTATCAACATCAGAAACAGACTTAATCTCAACTGGAACCTCGCCAGAATCTACCCTTCTCTTCCAATCATCAAACAATTTATGAACATACGTCAAGTATTTGGCTTTATTGGCCACAAGAGTTGAATTAGTCTCCTTTTCAACCTCTTTATTCACCTCAATATTGCGGAGGTGGACTCTTTCTTTCCATCCTAATTTTTTATACCAACGCCAGATCGTTCTTTCAGATACCTGACATTTACCTGACAAATACCTGACATTTTCATCAGAAGCAACACCACCCAAGGTGTAAAATTCATCGAAAGCATCAATGTGTTTTTGTTTCTCCCTCATGGTCTTCCCTTCTTTTCTGCTGATTAGTTTTCTTGTGCTCTTCGACGCTGCTTAAGACCCTGATCATAGATCATATGGATCCTAGGAGGGATTCTATATTGTTTTAAAATACTTGCAGATGAAGGAATATGAAGAGGACCAGGGTTATGTTCGTGAAACGATACTTATTTTCACAGATCCTGACTTGGAATTGGAAAATTATCAAAAAGTGATGGACAAGTTACATGGTTACACTGGAAATGGGGGTGTGGTGATCAATATTGATATCCTTGAAAATGAAAAGGGACCTGGAGCAATAATATGGATGGTGATTATATGTTTCAAAAGTTTACTCAGATTACTAAAAGTGACAGATGAAAATTATTCCAATTTTATTGAGAAACATAAAAAGGATTTTATGAAATTTTATGGTGAGCTTATTCTGTAGCTTTTTTTATCAACCAGTCTACACTACATTTTTGGCATCTACCTACTCCATCGGATATTTGGATCTGGCCTTCTGCTCCACAGACTTCACACTTGCCTTCGGTATATTCGCATGGGTAAATATCCCAGTTTTTAGTTTCTTCCATTCTTTTTATTCCTCTAATTGTGCTTTTTGTCCTGTGAATTCTTCCCATCGGTTGATGATCACATCACAGTAGTGTGGATCTAATTCCATGGTGTGGCAGGTTCTTTCTGTTTGTTCAGCTGCTATTAGTGTGGTGCCACTTCCACCAAATGGGTCTAGGATAATGTCTTCTTTTTTGCTGCTGTTTTGCATTGGATATGATATTAATTCAATTGGTTTCATGGTGGGATGTTCCAAGTTCTTTTGGGGCTTGTTGAAGTGCCATAGTGTGGATTGTTTCCGGTCACTGTACCATTTATGTGGCCCTGTAGGTTTCCAACCATATAATACTGGTTCGTGTTGCCAGTGGTAATCCTGGCGACCCATGACTAGTGATTGTTTGGCCCAGATACAACACTGGGCTAGTTTCCAACCGGCCATTGTGAATGTTTCTCGGAAGTTCACTGCTTCGGTGTCTGCATGGAATACATAGATACTGGCCCCGGGAGCAGCTGCATTATACATTACCTGATAAGATTTCAGTAGGAATTCATGGAAGTTTTCATTGTCCATATTGTCGTTCTGGATTTTTAGTTTTTCCTTAGTGGCTCCAGTGTAGTTTACATTGTATGGTGGGTCAGTTATGATGAGGTCTGCCTGGTGGTTGTCCATTAAACGCTGCATGTCTTCATCTTTTGTGGCATCGCCACAGAGTAGGCGGTGTCTGCCCAAGATCCATATGTCTCCAAGGGCAACTTTCGGTTCAACTTCTACTTCAGGATCAAAATCATCATCAACTACTGGAAGTTTTTCTTCCGGGAATAATGATTCCAGTTCTGTGTTTTGGAAGCCTGTGAGCTCAACATCAAAACCTTCTATTTGTAAATCTTCAATTAGGCTTTCGAGTTTGGTTTCATCAAATTGTCCCTTGATTTTATTTAGTGCAAGGTTGAGTGCTTTTTCATTGGTTAGGTCCAGATCAACTAGGACGACATCTTCTTCTAGGATCCCTTTTTTTAGTAGTTTGGTTAGTCTTTGGTGGCCA